ACTGCAGGATCTCGGCCGCTCGGACCTGGACGGGGTCGAGCCGCTGATGGACGCCCTCGACGAGACCTACTCCAGCTGGATGCGGGACATCCGGCTGGGCAAGGGCCGCATCGTCGTCCCCGAGTCGTATCTCCAGTCGTCCGGGCCGGGCCGGGGCGCGTCGTGGAATCCAGATCAGGAAGCGTTCGCCGGGTTGAACATGCTGTCCCGGCCGGATGCGTCCGGTCAGCTGACGGTGGCGCAGTTCGCGATCCGAGTGGAGGAACACCGGGCAACGGCGGAGGATTTGGTCAACCAGATCCTCCGGTCGGCCGGCTACAGCGGGCAGACGTTCGGCCTCGGCGGTGATGCTGCCGTGACGGCGACGGAGGTGGTGGCGCGGGAGCGGCGCTCGATGACGACGCGGGGCCGGAAGATCCTGCGGTGGCGGCCAGCGCTGGCGCACATCGTGGAGGCGCTGCTGGCCGTGGACCAGAGCGTGTTCGGGAGCGGGGTCACGCCGCAGCGGCCGACGGTGGAGTTCGAGGACTCCGTGCAGGAGGATCCGCTGTCGCTGGCGAACACGGTGAACATCCTGGCGCAGGCGCAGGCGGCGTCGACCGACACGAAGGTGCGGATGCAGCACCCGGAGTGGGACGACGACCAGGTGCAGGCCGAGGTTGGTCGGATCCAGCAGGAGAACGGCATGGCCGTCGAGGACCCGATGCAGGCAGGCATGCTGCCGTAGGAGGTGGCCGTGCCCGTCTCCCCGGCTCTGGCCGAAGATCTCGCCGCCGCCATCGCCGACCTGTACGAAGCGGCGGGCACGACCCTGATCGAGCAGATTCGGGCCGCGCTCGACGCCGGATGGGACTCCCCGCAGTGGGCGCAGCTCAAGCTCGCCGCGGTCGGGGATCTCCAGCAGGCGATCCAGACCGTCATCGACGCCCTCCAGACCGATGCGTCCGGCGCGATCGGCCAGGCCCTGACGGAGGCGTATGAGCGGGGGCAGCAGGCGGCCGTCGCCGAACTCGGGGCGCTCGGGGTGGGACAGACCGCCGCCGCAGCGGAGGCCCTGCCCGGCGCGCCCGTGGTGGACCGGCTGGCCGCGGCCCTCGTTGACGACACGCGGCCGGTGTACGTGCGGATGCTGCGGCAGTCCTTGGACGTGTACCGGGAAGTCGTCACGAAGGCGGCGGCGGCTCCGGCGCTGGGGGCTCAGACCCGGCGTCAGGCCGCGCAGACTGCCCTTGACCGGTTCGCGGACCGCGGGGTGACGGGGTTCGTCGACCGGGCGGGCCGGTCGTGGGACATGCGCTCGTACGTGGAGATGGCGTCGCGGTCGGTCCTCGGCCGGGCGACGGTGGAAGCGCACACGGATCGGCTGGGGGCGGCCGGGGTGGACCTGGTGCTGGTGTCGCAGGCCCCGGAGGAGTGCCCGCTGTGCCGGCCGTGGGAGCGGAAGATCCTTGCCCGCACGGGCGCGCCCGGGAAGCGTGAGGTGGAGGTCGAGCACGCGGTAGAGGACGGGGAGATGGTCACCGTGACGGTGGCCGGTTCGCTGGACGAGGCGCGCGCGGCCGGGCTCATGCACCCGAACTGCCGGCACAGCGTGTCCGCGTACCTGCCGGGCATGTCGAGGATCCCGGAGGAGCAGGCGTCCCGGGGCACGTACGAGGACACGCAGAAGCAGCGGTACCTCGAGCGGCAGGTGCGGAAGTGGAAGCGGCGGGCGGCGGCCGGGCTGGACGCCGACGCGAAGAAGAAGGCCAACGCCAGCGTCCGGGCATATCAGAAGCGGATCCGTGAGCTGACCGCCGAGACCGGCCTGCCTCGTAAGAGCCGCCGCGAGCAGCTCACCACGGCCCGCTGACCGGGCCTCAGAGTCTTCCGGCCGCCGGGTGCGGCCGGGATTGCAGTACGCCCCGGCAGGCCCGGGGCACACCTACGCGCACCAGGAGTGCACGACATGCAGAAGCGAACCCTCCCCCGCCGCGCCCTGGCTGGTGCTGGCTGGGCACACCCCTACCGCACGGGCCCTTTCGACCCGTACCTGTACGCCGACGGCGGGGACGGAGACGACTCCGACACCACCGACGACGGCAGCGGTGACGACGGGACGGACGACGGCCAGGACGACGACGCCGGCGGGACCGGCGACGACGACCAGGACACGGGCAAGGACGACAAGCCCAAGCCCAAGCCGCCCGCCCGGAAGCCGAAGGACGAGGACCCCGCGGCCGAACTGGAACGCCTCCGCAAGGAGCTGCGCCAGGCCAACGCCGACGCGGCCAAGGCCCGCACCACGGCGAAAAAGAACGCCGCCGAGGAAGCGAAGGCCGAGCTCGTTCAGCAGATGGGCAAGGCGCTCGGGATCATCAAGGACGACGCGGACGAGGCGCCCGACCCGGCCAAGCTGACCGCCGAGATCGAGCGCGCTACGGCGGCGCACCGGGAGACCGCGGTCGAGCTGGCCGTGTACCGGGGCGCGTCGAAGCACGGCGCGGACCCGGACGCCCTCACCGACTCCCGCGCGTTCCTGAAGTCCATCGCCGACCTCGACCCGTCGGACGAGGAGTTCGCGAAGAAGGTCAACGCCGCGATCAAGCAGGCGGTGGCCGACAACCCCAAGCTCAAGGCCACCAGCGCGCCCGCGCGCGCCAGCGCCGACTTCAACGGCGCCACCGAGAAGCCCAAGAGCAAGAACAGCATCGAGGCTCACCGAGAGGCCCGCCGCAAGGCGCGCCTGGGCTGAGCCTCCCGCAGAGAAGGAGGCCCTTGTGGCCAACACATTCCTGACCCCCGACATGATCGCCACGAGGGCTCTCGCCACCCTGTACGAGTCCACGCACATGGCGCAGCTCGTCCACCGCGACTACGAGGCGGACTTCACCGGACGGCAGGGCGACACGATCACCGTGCGCAAGCCGGCCGTGTTCACCGCCACCGAGTTCAACCGCAGCACGGGCATCGTGCCGCAGAACGCCACCGAGTCCGGCGTCCCGGTCGTCCTCAACCACCTGCCCGACGTGTCCTTCACGGTGACGACGGAGCAGCTCAACCTGGAGATCAACGATTTCGGGGTGCAGCTCCTCGACCCGGCCATGGAGGCCATCGCGCAGAAGATCGACCGCGACCTCCTCTCCCTCCGGGACGACGTCACCCAGACCGTCGGCGCCGTCGCGGAGAACACCGCGGGCGAGAACTACAACTACCCGGGCGGCGCCTACCCGTGGTCGGACTCCCGGGTCCTGATCGAGGCCGGCGCGCTGCTGGACACGAAGAACGTGCCGCAGGCCGACCGGAACGTCGTCGTCGGCCCGCGCACCAAGGCCCGGTGGATGGCCGAGAAGATCTGGCGGGCGGCCGACCAGCGCGGTGCGACCGTCGGCCTGACCGAGGCCCAGTTCGGTGCGAACGCCTCCGGGTTCACGCCGTACATGTCGCAGAACATCGCGGGCCCGGCGGCCAGCCCGGCCACCGGGGACCCGACGACCGAGGTGGACGTGGCGTTCCACAAGACGGCGTTCGCGCTGGTGACCCGGACGCTGGAGGTTCCGCCGGGCGCCCAGGACGCGACGATCATGAACTACAACGGGTTCGCGCTGCGCGTGGTCTACGACTACGACATCAAGTACAAGCAGACCGTCGTCAGCGTCGACTGCCTGTACGGCACCAAGACCCTCGACGCCAACCGGGCCGTCCTCATCCAGGGAGCTGCTGCCGCATGATCCGCTACCACAACACCAACACCGGCGACGTCGTCGAGCGGGACAACGCCGACGCCCGCCTGGACATGCTGCCGAACTGGGAGCGCCTCGACAGCGACGAGGCCCCCGAGCCGGTCCACCCGGACGGTGTCCTGTCCCGGCCGCAGGCCTCGCCGGGCACCGCCCCGACCGACCCCGACAGCCCTCGGGGCAGGGCGCAGGCGGAGGACGAGAAGCAGCAGGAGGACGCCGGGGACCCGCCCGCCCGCTCCGCGACGAAGGACGCGTGGGTGGAGTACGCGGAGAAGCGCGCCGTCTCGGACGAGGAGCGGACGGAGATCCGCACCCTCACCAAGGAACTGCTCATCGCGAAGTACGGCGAGCACCTGGCGTAGC